TTCTTGGTGGATGCACTCATGCATTAGCCCCCGATGGGTTGAATGTTCGGTGGACGGCCTCTCCGCTTCTCTGGTACCGGGTCTTCCGGCTGCTTCACTTCCACGGGTTCTACCCGGGCCGAGGCTTGCCACACTGCGATGAAGCGCAGGGCATCCGCCACAGTGGTGAAGCGGCCATCAAGGTCAGCCGGAGTTTCACCACCGCCCTCCCAGCGAATCTCATAGTGCGGGGAGCCAATGCAACGAACAATCTTAAGAGCTTTCGTGGTCATCACTTTCTACCGTAGTTGGGGTAGCGCAGGCCGTTACGGCCCCTGCGCTTTTCTCTGTCAAGGAAGCTACGAGCCTTCTTGCTGTGGTTGTCCGACTTGGCATCGAACACTTCCTTGATTCTTAGGAACGCGGTGGACTTGCACTCTTCCTTGAACGCCGGGAAATGCTTAGACGGCAGATCGGGGATAAATGTGTTTTCCATCTTGAATTCCGACAGCACCTTGCCAAACACTTGCAGTTTGGATTCCTGAATTGTGCTGTCTACAGCCGTGTTAAAGCTGTCGAATACAAGGAAGTCATCATCAAACGACGTACAGTACGTCGGATGGCAGTCGTTGAGAATCAGGAGGGGCGTGCCGTGGTAGTCCATCACCGTCTGAACGTTGTCCTTAGACGGATCACGCTGCATAACGAAGTGAATAAACTCCTTGGGCTCAAGCCACCTCACTTCTCTGTAACGGATAGGGGCATCCAGCGTTTCGCGGATGTCATACTTCACCCACTCAATACCAGCCACATCGTCTTCCATGTAGACATGCGTGGGTTTGGTATTGTCCGTAGACGAAGCCAGCTTAAACAGCTTCATCAAGTGCGGCCAATGCGCACTTGTCATATGGATTTCGTACACGGACTTAATGATGCGCACCACCTGCTGCGCTTCAATCGTGTCGTAGATAGAGTTCACACTGTCAGAGTTCATGTCTGACAGGATTTCTTGCACCATTTCAAGCAGAGTTAGCTTCATAGCCTGTCCTCAGAAAAACGCCCTGTCTTAAGAACAGGGCGCTAACAGCCATCCTTGGCTATGGTTCCTTAGATGGTGGTGTACATACAAATCACCTTGGCCTGACCAACACCAGTGCTTGTGGGCGACGTACCGCCCAACGCAACACGAATGTCAGCGGCAGCAGCCAGTGGGGTGTTCAGGGCGAGAGTACCCGCAGAGGCCACACTGTACGTACCGACCGCTTCCGCCTGCGCTTCCGAAAGCTGAGCGATGCGGTTGGTGCCTTCCGCGCCGCTCACACCGATGTTAATCACCGGAGTGGTGCCGCCAAGATTAAAGGCTTCCGTGATTTCAATAACCGGCTGGCCGTGCAGGACAGCACCAGCCGGGAGAGTGGCGCGAACCGAAGCAAAGTTGGAGCCGTCAAAGAAAATGACAAGCTGCTTCTCCGCACCCGTAGTGCCAATCTGACCAGCTTGCGTGTCAAAACGCTTGCGCGGGCCGTAGTAGTTAGTAACGCCGTTAACAGTTTCCTTGGACATGGTAGCCTCCTATTAGTAGTTGCTGGCCGAAGTAAGGATGACGCCAAGCGACTCAGGACGCTGACGACCAAAGCCGAAGCGAGCGCGAGTGACAAACTCGTCGCGGGCCAGATCCTTGTTGCGGTCGCCTTCCACCTGCGGAGCCTGACGCCAGCAGCCCATCATCGGCTTGGTCTGGTCATCCGCCACCGACATGAAGATGTTAGCCACCGAGCCCACCGGAGCGGTGTCGGCAACGCCGTTGTGCGTAATGGCTTCCGACGCAGTGATGCGAGGCAGACGGTTGGAAGTCCAGATGTCCCAGCCAAACAGGTTGAACATGAACTTGTGCTCACGCTCAAAGCCCTGCTCAAGAATGGCTTGGAAGCGCGGTTGGCGGTCAATGCCAATTGTGGCCGAGGCCAGCTTGTTGAGGGTGGCTTCCACCACCGGATCAACGAGGGCGATACGGCCCATCTGCGGAACATTCGCCTTGTCAAAGGAAAGCTTCATATCCACAAAGTCGGACAGACCAATCTTGTAGCTGTTGTCGTTAGCCGAGTCAGCCACCCAGCGATGGTCAAAGCCGTTGATGCGGTTGGCGTTGCCCGCTGTCTGAGCCAGAATACCCGTAGCACGCAGGAAGCGCGACTCAAAATCTTCCTGAAGGGCGCGGGTGGACTCCGCCGCACGCATCGCCATAAGCTGCTCAATCTGAGCGCCGTCCTGACGGAGAACGTCCGTCACATACCAAGCATCACCAATGTAATCAGTGATCGCCAGCGTGACGGTGGCCGTGTCAATCGGGTTGTAGGTGAGTGCCTTGTCTTCCTCGACATCCTGCACCGTGGCAGCACCAACCACCTTGATGTTAAGCTGGGTGCCCGAAGGGAAGTCCGAGACATCACGATAGAAAATGCCCGGAAGCAGACCATCGTTGAGGTTGTTAAGAATGAACTGCGAATATTGCTGGGCTTCGATAAAAGCCTGTGTATTGGTAGTAAGCTGCATTAGCTATCTCCTTATTGGTACTTAGACTTGACCTGCTCTGCGGCAGTACGCCATGCAGAAACAAGGTCGGCTGTTTTAACACCACCCATAACGGGCTTCGGAGCGGTAGCGGGTTGAGCGTTACTAAGAGCGCCAGTATTCACCGTGCTACCACTAGTCGGCGGGGTAGGCTTGGCCGTTTCCTTCAGGCCAAACAGTTCTTTACCCGCCACGGCAGACTTGGAAACAAGCTGCGTAAGGAAGTCAGTGCTGACGCCAATCTCCTTGGCCTTCGCAGTCCACACCTCACTCGCTTTGTCGCCAAACTTAGCGGCCATAGCCGCCTTAAACTCTGCCACATTAGCCTCGGCAAGTTGCTTCTCAGCAGTTTGCTTGAGCTTCCGGTCAATAACGGATTCAATGTCAACGTCTGCAACAGCCGGGGTCGCCGGAGCCGAAGGCCGCTGTCCGTTAAGCGCCGTCATGGATTCAGCCAGTGCCTTCTCCTTGGCAAGCTGCTCGCGCAGGGCTTGGGCTTCCGCCTCAAGCGTAGCAATGTGCTTCTGTGCGTGCGGCAGCGCCTTCAAGGCAGCTTCCACCGATCCATACTTCTTGCCCTCACCGATCAATTCAAGTGCTTCGTCGGGCAGCTTGACGCCTGTGGGAGCGGGGGTACCCTCCGGGGTCGTCGGAGTGTTAAAAATGTCAGTCATTGGGTTCCTCAATTGTGATTAGGTCAATCACTTCTTTCAATGTGCGGACACCGCCAATGGTGTCCGCTTGCTTAAGAGCCCAATTACTACAATCGTAATCTGGCTTTCTCTGATTATACTCTTTATTCTTAAGATCATCAAGTAGAAGTGCTCTTAATAGCTTAAGAGCAGGAGCACTAGCTACTAGCTGTGCTTTAATTTCTTCTTTGTCCCCTTCTTTACTAAACCATCTTTTACTAATCATTTCTTTCTCTTAAGTTCTCTTTGATACTCCGCTTCTCTCTGGATAGCCATAGGCAAGCCTGCGGCAACCCCAAGGGCGTTGAGCCGAACACCTGCCCCAATCATACCCCTAGCCACTCGGCTAGTGCGGGGCGTAGAGTTTACGGCTGTCGGGGCTGAGGGCTGAAGCTCGATGTTCCTAAGAGCGGGCTCAGGCAGGGAGCGTGCGCTCAATTCCTGAATTCCCCTGCTTGGAGGAATAGACGTACCCATTCGCCTACCAGCCACCGGAGGTGAAGCCTTTACGGGTGCCCGTAGAAACGACTGTGCGGCCTTCCCGTCAACGCCGGGGGTCATACCCTGTACCCCTCTACTAGCCGGGATGCTGGTGCCGCTCCTACGCCCGCTGACGGCGGGAGCCGGAGTAGCCGGGGCTCTGTTGAATTGCTCCGCAACATTGCGGATCATTTTCTTGCCATCAATCTTCTTAGCCATTACACCTGTCCTTCCGGTTCAATCGGGGTTTGTTGTTCCACCATCAAAGTTTCTTGTGCTGTCTGCATCAGGCGTTGTGTCTCAAGCTGCTCTGCAATGCGGATGTTGTCGCCCACAAGCTGATACTTCTCGACACCCAACACTTCCTCAAACATTTTGGCAAGCGCCTTACCACTGATGTGGACATTCACTGTCGGGTCTTGCCCCATCGGGCTGTTCAAGAAGCCCAGTAAGTTTTGCACAAGGGTGGCTTGTGCAGCGAAGTGTCTGGCCCCAATGGGGCGCAGCATACCGGACGCTGTAATGTCAGCCTTCGACACTGTCAGGAAGTCCGCAACGCCCAAGTCGTCATCCATCACACGCACAAGGTCAGAGCCGTCGATGTTACGACGGGCCACTTCCAACATGCGATTAAGGGCAGGCTCAAGAACGTTGATTTCAAAGTTCTGAATCTTGTTTTGGAAGATGCGCGACGCAGCCATTTCCAACGTCTGCACCTCAAACGCGGTCTTTTCGCCCGGAGTGCGAATACCCATAGCGTTCTTAGGAGCTCCCGCCAGTTCTTCCATTTTCAGTTCCAGCGCGGCAATCTCGTTGTTGGCAGTGATGACACCATTCAGATTCTTGCCAAGCTCGGTGATAGCACCACCTTCGCCAATATGAATCTCCTCACCCGGTGCCCAAGTGAAGTCTTCCACGTTGCCTGTAATAGCCAGCGGAGGATGCACAGCCAAGTCCATTGCATCCGCCTTGAGGTTTTCAAGGTGGTCAATGCGGTACTGCATACCCACAAGGTTGTCCAGCGGCCCCATACCGTAAGCATTGTCAGGACGCATACGCCACACGGCATGACCCTTCGTAGACTTACCCATCCAGCTAGGCATCGGAACGGTACGCACCACCCACATACGGTCGATTACGGTGACAATCACGTTTTTAAGGAACGTGCCCGAAGTCTGGTCGTGCAAGCTACCTTCAAACTCAAGAATCTCAACGTAGTTGGATTGGAGGTAGTTGCTGTACGTACCAAAACCATCCAGCGTGTAAGACACCGCTTTGTTGATGTCCGCCTGCGAATACGCAGACAGGCTTTTTCTCACTTGGTCAGAGCGGTTAATGACATCCGCGTTGTATTGAAGCTCTGGCATACTGTCAAGTTCTTGACGCATCTGCCCAAGAGTCTTGACGTAGCGCGTAATCTTGTATGACTGGTCGAAGTCCACTAGTGGATTGAAAACAATGTCCAGAGGGCTAATGCGAACAAGCTTAGGACCAACGTAACCGGGAATCGTCTCCCCCGTAGTGGGGTCAACAGTGCTTTCGTTGACGTATACAACGTCGTAGAAGACATTGCCCCAATCAATGTAGTCGTACAGCAGCGCGCTTACAGTCGTTCGCAAGTTAGACTCCCTACACTTGTTCGACATGTAGGCAGTGACAGCCTTACGCTTAGCCTGCGTAGCCCCTTCCGGGCTATGCGCCTCCCACTTCATCCAAGCGTCATTAGGAAACAACGCCGACAGGTAATTGGCGTGCAGGTTGTCTCTAATCTGACACAGCTTCGGGATAGTGGTCTTGTTCTTCCACGGAAGCTTGGAGTTGGTGGTAGTGGTGGTATCTGTCGCAAACAAATAGTTGCGCAGTTCGCGCTTGTCGTCTAGCCACTTGCGTCTATCCGTGTTGTGCTTGTCCCACAGATGCGCAATCTGCGAAGCTAGCCCCTCCGGCTGTAGAATAGTGTGAATCTCGGCAACCTTAGTTGTCATGCGGCAACGCCTCCAAAGCGGCTGTGGTACACAACCTTACTGTCAAACGATGATGTCCTGCGGACTCTAGCAGGAGCCACACAGATGTCGATAGCGGCGGTCAGGGCATCCTTGCAGTCGTCGTGCGGAGGCTTCTGCAACACCAATTCCTCTTCCAGAGCGGTGATGTTTCCGCCCTTGTAGTGCCACACTTGCAGATTGTCGTACTTAGGTTCCAGCGTAGCAGCAATACGTTCTTCCTTACTTCCGTCATGGCGAGTGGGACGGTGTTCATCCACCATGAGAGACAATCCATTGGGCTTGATGTAGTTCTCTTTGATATCACGGACAATCACTGTCTGTGCCACCGTCACCTCGCACCGGATTTTCCGAAACCCCCACTTTCGATGCGCCCGCAGAATAGCGTCAAAGTAGTCAGCAATTCTGTCAGACTTGAAGCGGTCAATTTCCAAAACATAGTAGTTGTTGTCTGAGTCGATACCCACCACAGCTAAGGCTGTGTAGTCAGCCTTACGTCTGGTGGAGAACGCAAAGTCAATACCCGCGTACACATTCAACACCCTGTCCCCAATCCACCAACGGTCGTTGATGTTCTTAAGGAACTTCGGGTCAAAGTACTGGAACTTCTCTGGCTTGATCCGGCATTCCTCTGGGTCATTAGGGTTGTTGTAATACTGTGCAAAGAACTGGGTCTTGTCTTCGTACTCTGCCTTAATACGGCTAAGGACGTTCATGTCAAAGCCATAGGTTTTGCCGTCAGGGCGACGAGTGCGGGGCCACCAGAACACCCCGTCTTCCTCCACCTGCTTAACAAAACTGTCCCACACGTACTCCTCTTCCACAACTTCGTTGTCGTCGTTGTAGATTTTGTATGCCTGCTTCAAGAACAGGTCATACTGATCTTTTGGGTGGTATCGGGTGCCTACACAATCCGTGACAGCCTCGGGCTCTTTAATGGACGCAAGCTGCGAAACAAGGTTAGCCACCTTTTGTCTGCCGTCTTCTGTATAAGCATTGCCCGGAACAACAATGTCGTCCAGCTTAATGTTCGTAGCGTGGAAGCCAGTGATGTTTGTGGTGAGGCCCACGGCTTTAATGCTTGGATCGCGGATGCCCTCCGCTTTGCGGGCCGGGTGGTCAACAATAATTTCGCTGGTAGTCCAGCGTTCACGCTTGCCCTCGTCTTGGTTAATCATGTCAGGCCAATACTTCATGTACACCCGACTAGTCATTACGTTCTTGATAAAGTGAAGCTGTTTCTCCGCAAGGTCGGCTGTAGCAGACACGTACAGGATGGTCTCACAAGGGTTGCGAGTGAGTTCCCACAAAGCTTTGTAAGCGACCAGCTTGCTCTTAAGATGAGCACGGGGCACCAGCACAAGGCAGTTGTCCTTGCGGCTGTCGCTCTGCCACCAATTGAGCAAATCAATGTGAGCATCCCCCATAGCCAAATGGGGCGCAACCAAACGAATGAAAGCAACCAAGTCGCTTTCAGCAATTGCCCTCACTTCATCGACAGTGAGCTTACTCAAGCGGGTATCTCGTTTGCGCGTGTGTATTCGTAGGACAGATTCACCGTAATCTGCGTGCTAGCTGTCTGACTACCTCGGGTGACGGTGCAGCGCCACACGGCTGTACGTGTGTCGTTGCGACTCACCACCCCGGAAAAGGTGACGGTAGCTGCTGTGGTATCGCTCACAGTGATGCTAGAGTCGCCAGAGACATAAGCCCAAGCGTAGCTGGGTGTGCCTGTCCCGCCTTGCGGGGTAATGGTGATGGCATCCGACACCACCGTATTGGCAAAGGGGCAGTTGTTTGATGTAGGAGACTCTTGGCGGCAGCTATAAATTCCCCCAGCTACAGAACTAGATGAAACAGCTTGGAAGTCGTTACCTCCAACGACAATCGGCCACCACTCAATCCATTGTGTTCCATCCCATCTACGGCCAAACGTAGCATCCACAAACGCAGAGCCGTTCCACCTGCGCACATGCACAAGTGGTTCCCATGTAGCTGTGCTAGACCGTCTACGAGTCATCAGAAAATCCAGATATCGCCTTCACGCGGCGAGCTTGGTGCGGCAGATTGCACAAACACACGCGGAGCCGCTTGCAAATTCGTGATGTCAGTTTCAATCGTTGTCAGCTTTGTGGACAAACCTGTGATGTCCCCCTCCACATGCGTGTGTGTCGCCGGAGGAAACGTAGCAGGCTTAAACGTAATCTCCGACCACGGGTGCGTGTGCGGATTGGGTTCGTACAACACCACTGTGCCAAGCTGGCGAAGCTGTCGCAGCGTCACAGGTTCGTGATCTGTAGCTGCACTAGGGCAGTTCAGAATCCGATTAGAGTTCATGTCAAGGTTGACGCTCATCTGATTGCCTGTGGCTTCCAGACGCGACAACACTTTGTTCAGTTCGTCCTCAATCTGCTCAATAGCGGCGTTGATTGCCGCTACCGAGTTGTACCCGCTGGTGATTTTGGGCAGCGTAACAGTAGTCATTTCCCACCCCTCTTAGCAAACGCCACTACGCGGCCTGCTTCATCTGCAAGTTCATCCGACAGAGCCGCCGCCTTCTTGCGTTCCGACTCCACTTCTTCTTTGCTTGGTCTGCCGCGCCTGTGCTCCCAGCCCTTATCTGCCACCCACTTAGCCGCGTTAAAGTTGCCTTTGTCTGCCTGTTCAATCATAGAACGCGCAGCACGAGCCCGCAGCTTCAGTTCCAATTCTGTGCGCCACTGATCAATATGAACACGTACAGCCTTGTTGTTTACAAGACGCTGCCAGTGGGGGTAGTCTACAAAGTAAGTGGTGGCAAACTCATACTCAGTAGTGTCTTCCATTTCCAAGTAGAGTTTCTTTAGCGATTTGAGAAACTTGCCGTCTTTCTCTTTGTCTTCCGGCCCCCACGTATATTGAGCAAACGTCAGGTCGTACTCAGCTTCGTAGAACAACCCCTGAGTGATGTACTTACCAGCCCCATCCACCATCGCTGCTTTGTCAGGTTTCCAAGTCATTTGCGTTCCTTAAGAACATTTTGGCAAGCCGTAAGCTGATTCACTCTTGCGTCTGCTTCGGCTGCGAGTCGAACAAGAAATTCTGCATCCTCAACAAGAAGTCCGCTTTGCGGGGCTCCATCACCGCCTGCGGGGGTACCGGGAGTTCCGGGCACACTTGCGGAGGGACACGTGAAGCGCCTGCGCAACCGCAAATTAGCGTTGTGCAAATCAGCAAGAATACGATCTTTTTCATTAGTTAGCGCCTCATTGTCTTTGGCTAGCTGGTCAAGAGCGGCAATGTACCGCTGCACCTTAGCTTGTTCTTCCTTACGCGCTGCAACGACAGCATCACTCAAAGCAATGGCTGCGTCCCGCTGACTTTGCGCCTGCTTTGTTTCAAGGTTGGCGTTCTTTAAAAGCTGCACACCAAACAGCACAGCCATCAAGGCTGCGTATGTCCACCCGCTTGTCAGAAGTTTGATCCACATTAGTTTTCCCTAATACACATTTGGTAGGAATCTGCTCTACGATTAACCAGTCCTCGCCATTTACGCCCGCCTGCATTAACCCAACGATGAAGTTGTTTGCACCACTCGCTAGCAGGACGACCTTCCTTAATCATGCGGACAAGCGTAGAGCGGCACACAGCAGCAACACCCACATTATACCCCAATTCCAATACTGCCGCTCCTTGGTAGGGAGTCAGAGGTGTCGCAATACAAGCATCAAGACGAAGGGCATATTGCAACGCCCTTTCGTCCAGCATAGTCCTACATTGTTCACGGGTGAATTGCATACCCATTCGGACATGCGGGCCGGTTTCTCCGTAGCACACGGTGGGGATACCCACGACATCACGGTAGGTGGTGGTTTTCAGTCCCTCCCACTTCATAACAAAAGGCGTGGCAATCGCCAGCGTTAATACGCTGGCTATGCCCACTTTTTTAGTGCCACTGACGGGCTTGGTCTGCGTGGTCATGCGTTGGCCTCAAGTCGGTTATGGGTAGGCGACGTAACGCACAAACGGCTGCGACCCGCCCGTCGTGATGTTGACGGTAAATCCGTCGTCATCGAACGAGACGAAGCTGGCCTCGGAAGAAATCAAGCTTCCATTATTCGGTGCAAAAAGCGACCAAGCGAGGTTCCCTTTCGTGGTACACGAAGCACTAGTCCCGTCGGCAGCCCATGCGTAACAAGATGCGGTCCCAGAAAAGGCAACAACGGAGTTTGAAACCCGCTGAACACTGTCACTCGGCAAAACTGCGGTCAGTTCCAGCCGCCGCGGACGGAACCCGACCCCCGTGATCGACTGATTCCCCGTTGCGAGGTTGGCTTGAAACTCGCCGACAACCGGGTCAAGCGCATACCCCCAGTTGTCACGGATGACCGGCGTCGTGGCCTTGCCGGCTTGGATTCGGATAGCCCGACCAGACGAGTACGTTCCCTGCGCGTTGAGGTTGTTTGAGGCAATCGTCAGGATCGTGACGGCAGCGCCGGGGCCACCGACACTGATCGCGGATGTCGGAGTCGTGCTTCCTGCGCGGAGCCGGTTCCCCGTGATGGTGATGTCGTTCGGTTGATTGCCCTCCGATCCCTGGGTGATGATGTCAATGCACGAAGAATCGATGTTGAGGCGGTTGACTTCCGAGATAACATTGCCGGTGATGACCGCGTTCTTAACATCGGTGAGGGCGATGCCGCCGTGGTCGCAGTTCTGGATGACGTTGTTGGAAATCACCAGCCTGCGGGCACCTGCCTCAATCGCGTGCGAGCTGATGTCGCGCTTGCTTACGTTGTCGAAGATGTTGCCATTAATGACGATGTTCTCTGACACAATGTTCGGCAACAAATAGCTCGAAAAGATGTGCGCTTCCTGATTGTTTCGGAAGGTGTTGCCTTCAACCAGTCCGCCAATAAAGTTGGCCTGCAGCCCGTGCCAGCGGTTGTCGTAGAACTCGCAGTTCGCCACCTTCACATCGTGCGAGTGGTCAGTGCCAGTGGACGCCACCCAGAGAGCTGATCCGCCGTTTGCCGTCGCGCCGTTGAAACCACAGTCAGTGAATCGGCATCCCTCGACCAGCACGCGGCGACAGCCGCCAATCGCAAAGCCGATGTAGCCGGTGTTGCGTACAGTGATGCCAATCACCCGAAGGTCAGTGACGCGGGACATAGACACCAGTTCGGTAAACCGCGCCTGCGCCCCGCCGCCCTTGCCCGCACCATTGCCGTCGAACACCAGATTCTCAAACGAGATGTTCGCGTCGGTGTAGGCCCCTTGGTTGGCGTTGCGAATGATCGTCGTTGTGTCACCCATGCCAGAAACAGCGCGGATGATCGACGTAATGCCTTCGCCGACAAGCCGAACATTCGATGCAATGGTCAGGCCCTGCACCTGATAGGTGCCTGCCGGCACAAACACAGCGCCCCCGGACGAGGCGGCGGCGTTTAGCGATGCTTGAAATGCGGCACTGTCATCGGCCACGCCGTCGCCGACCGCACCGAAATCCTTGACACTCACGGACTCCCGCAGCTTGTCCTGCACGGTTCTGTGAACCGCCCCGCTACCTTGTGGTGTATAGTTAACAAACGCCGAGTTTTCAAACGGATTAGGCGGAGGTGCAGTTGCCACAATTCGATCAGCAAAAACAGCACCGACGTTAAGCAAATCGTTGCTATTCATGTCCAAATCTCTGGACATGTGATTGGGGAGGTTGTTGCCTGTACGAGAAAGTTTACCCTCCATTGCCGTAGCAATGTTGTTTAGGTTCTCGTTGATTTTAGCTACAGCCGCTTGCTCGTTAGCAAGCGTGCCTAGCGGGGATGGGGTGTATGTAGCCATTGTGTCCCTTAAGTCGGAGTAACGGAGTTAGAAGCCACGCTTTCTGCGCCAAAGCCGGCGCTGTTTTGCGCCGCCACAGTGAAGGTGTAGGGGGTTGCCGTAGTTAGGCCCGAAACAACAATAGGACTGCTAGTTCCTGTAGCGGTAATGCCTCCCGGTGTGGATGTAACACGATAGTTTGTGATGGGCGAGTTTCCATCAAATGCCGGAGCAACGAAAGCCACAGAGGCGCTAGTAACCCCTGCCGTTGCTACAGGGTCAGTGGGGGCATCAGGCACACTGACGCGGAAAAACGCTGCCCATCCAAGCATAAAAACATTCGTGTCTTCGGGCGCAATGCCTCTGAAGGCCGCCCAAGCACGCATACGAGAATCAAACGACCCAGCGCCAAAGCCTTGCAAGGCAAACCAGCGCATCCACAAGTCCATTAGATTTCCATTTCTATCACCAACCGCTGCGGCTAGACGGTTGTACACCAAATCATTCCAACTAATATTCGGATTGGCTGCAAGAACAGCCTGTACCTTTGCGCTCATTCCGTCTTGCTCCATTTCTGTCCGCGATAGTGGCTCACTACCTTATCATCCCAATCCGAAGGAGGAATAGGGCGTCTGTTCTTAAGCACGCCCCCTTCTTCTGCGCGTAGCAACTCTTTTTTTGCGCGTATATGTGCAGGCCGCCGCATCCACACTTTACTTGTGGGTTCTGAACGATAAGTTCTAGACATTACACAACCCTAATTTGCAATACTGATCCACTCCTATACACCCCGTTGATCATGCGATCCTCGTTTTCAGAATAGAGCCGGTGCGGTAAAGCCCGCCGACGGCCACGCCAGCCGTGGCTGCTGCGGAATCGTCTGCGGCGTCGGCAAGCGTGTTGAGGGTGACGGGCTCATAGCGGGCGGCGGTGTTGTTCCAGCGCGCAAGCTGCCCGTTGGCGGTGCCGGCCTGCACTTGTGCGGAGTTGCCGGCGTGCCAGACGGTGTTTCCGTTGACGGTGAACCCTTCGCCGCAAACAACATCGAACGGCAGGCCTGTGCCGGTAGACCACAGGATGCCCTGCGGGCTGTACGCTCCTCCGATGATGGCGGAACGGTTGCCGATGACGCCGGGGTAGACAAAGCCAGTGGAGCCAAGGCGAACGCCGACGAATGCTCCGCTGTCCGCGCCCGAGGTAGCGCCCTGAACGGTGAGGTTACGAGTCGTGGTGCCGTCGCCAATGGTGACGTTCTGCGTGTAGGTGTTGGCCCCCGTCCACGTATTCGACGCTCCCAGCAGGTCGAACTCGCCCCACGACCCGCCCGTCTGATCCCACCGCGCAAAGCGGCCCGTCACCGTGCCGGCGCTGATCGGAGCGACGGCGAGAAGCGACCGCTGCGCCGCGGCATCCGCCGCCCCGAGCACCGCCAGCCCAGCGGCGGTAGCCTGCGAGTCGTCCAGCTTGGCGTCGAGCGCGGCCTGTAGGTCCGTCACCGTCGAAATGGCCTGAGTGCCGGTATGCGTTGCGCGGTCCCGCAAGGCCGCGTCAGTTGCATTCGCCGTAGCCCCATCCGCGACATTGAGTACGGTTCGCGCTTGCGCCGCAGTCAGGTCTTCCGGGTCGCCAGTGCCCGCAGTCGCACGGCCCTTGATCGTCGCTGTCGGAACGTCGGCGAGCTTGGCGTTGCTGATCGCGTTGTTCGCCACCGTGGCCGGAACGCTGCCAGCGCCCGATCCCGTAAGGTCACCAGTCAGCGTTGTCGTCGGCAGCGGGTGGACGTGATCGGCTCGGGCGGCGGTCGTGCCGGTGCCGACGGCGGCGGTGCCAAGGGCGGCCGGCGTCGTGCTTGAGAGCGGGGTCGCGGTTGCGCCAGCGGCCACTCCGTCGAGCTTGGTTTTGTCAGCCGCCGACATGAAGCCCGACACGCTGGTCGTCGCATCGGCATGTGCGGTGCCGCCAGCGCCGACGTGAGCAACGGGCGCATAGCGCACGTCGCCGCGGGCGTTGTTGAGGTATTGCGGATGGTCGTCGTCAGCCAGCCCCGTAAGACCCCCGTGGTCTGTGATAGCAGCCGCTGCCGCTTCTCCCAATTGACGAGAAAGGCGGCGAATCTCCAAATCAGAGGCTTTGTTAGGCAGACGAGACATTATTATCCTTTAATTGGGGACACTACAGCCTTTGCTACAACAAACGGGTATTCTTCCCAGTCAGATTTTCCTGTCCTTAAACACCAAACATCCCCTGCCTCACGGATTTCTACAATCTCCACACCATGTGTGCGACACCAAGCATCAATTCCGTCAGGGAAATACATCATTCCCCCTTCGTATTCAAACAAATTGCCATTGAACACAGGTTTTTCTGTCGTAATTTCCATGTTGTCCTCCTAGGACACACGATGTCCCTTCCGATTCTACATTCCAGAATGGCGAATGTCAATGTGCTTGACACAGCGAGCATAGCGAGCTACCCTCAAGAGCTCTTAAAGCACTTAAGAGCTCTTAAAGCACTTAAGAGCACAATCTATGTTCTCTTTCTAACTAAAAGAAAGAGAACATATAAATAAAAGCTATGCTTTTATGTCTGTTCTTTCTTTCAGAAAGAACATATTAAGAGCTAAGAGCTATGTGACCACATGTGGAGAAGCTATCAATCCTACGGATTGACATCTGCGACACATGGGGGAACACAGGGAGCAAAGCGACCAACTCTAAAATTTCTATGAGAAAATTTCATGTTTGAGTTCAACATCACACGCGACCCCGCATCCCCCCTGTGCGGGGGAGCGAGCACAGCCTGCCGGCTGTGAGCAATGGTCGCCTGTGCTCTTAGAAGCAATGCAGCCGCGCCAGCACTCGCTCGCCATGCTCGCGCATGATGGCCTCACTGCGTTCGCCCTAGATGCGCGTCTGCTAATATGCGTACTGTCTAACTTAGCTTGGGCTAATCAAGGGATGCGTACATTAGCGTGAGGTGGTGATGTGATGTTGTAGTGTGTTGGTGCAGTAACACACCACTACATTTCACACTCCCCCTTTTCTGTACGACTGTGCAGCAATTCAGACGCCCATCCTTGCTACGTCAACAGCTTGCACCAACAATCCGTCGCTCCGGGTGGTCACGCTTGGGCGTGGTGGGGGAGCCGCTAGGCAATGCCCCTAGAACAGCGCAGAAGGCGTTCTAAGCGCCGCGCTAGGGGAGGGAGCTAGTAGGGTAGCGGGTGGGGTACTGCGCGAGCCTGAGAGGCGTTTTTAACCACTTCCTAACCAACGCTGCGTTCTGAATTTGGAACAATAAATCCCTTGACAGCCTGATTTACCTATGGCCTAATGGCATCACTTGGCGGCAGCCTGCCTCCAAGCCTCCCCATCCTTTACCTGAGAACAAGGATCACGCCATGAACACCAGCCTAGACGCCGCCGCACGCATCGCCCACGCTGCCCACGCTGCCGCACTTGACGCTCAGCGCGTCGCCCGTTCGGCCGTCAACTCCGCAGAGACGGTCGCCGATCTCGACGCCGCACTCGCCGCTGCACGCGCTGCTGATGCGCGCGTGGTGGAGACTCGTTCAGCCGCAGAAGCGGCAGAAGGCGCGGCACGCGGCGCAGGCGCTTACTGATCACTCCTCCTTCCCTGTTCCTAACACAAAGGAAAACAAACTATGAACACCAACACCGCCATTTACACTGCCATTCGTTCCTTCGCTGCTGCTGAAAAGGCCAAGGGTAACGGTTGGGCCGAATTGGCCGAGGCCGTCGCCTTCCTGCCTGCGGCTGAGGCTGAGGGCCACTTTACCGAGGCCGAGGCGGCATTCAAGAAAAACAACAAGGGGGCCGCCATCCCGGGAGCCTTCCGCACCGCTAAGTCTGTCGCCCTGAAGGCTCTTCGCTTGGGCGTGCCCCTTGTGGACGGCGACGGTAACGCCATTGGCAAGACAGCCATTGAAAAGGCTTGCAAGGCTGCGCAGGCTGAGGCCGACGCCGCTGAGCTCGCTGCCATCGAAGGCTCGGAAACTGAATCCGGCGGGCTGGTCATTGCCACCGCAGAGGAACTCTGCGCACGCTTTAGCGCACTGATCCTTGCGGCCAACGATCTTGGCTTCGATCCTGCTGCCATCTTTGCGGATGCCTACGCTCGCACGCTCCCTCAGGATACGCTCTAATCCTGTCGTCTAGCCTTCCGCCCATGCCCTGCCTAGCGCGGGGCATGTTGGAAGTCTGGCCCTTGCCATGCTTCACGCGCCTAGCAGGGCGGCGTTGTGCCCCTGCCCTTGGACAATCTAGCTATCAGCCTGCACGCTTGCGCGTGGCTCAGGCGCGGGACGCTGTAATCCGCTCCCCTTCCGTTTCTAGGAACAAGCCTAAGGAGGCTTTATGACCCGCTCCGACTACTACACCATTGCACTGGCTCTGGCTCACGCCAAGCCTGTCTCGCACGAACAGACTCCCGACGCCATGCTGACGTGGAAGCGTGTCGTTCGCACCATTGCTGACTCGCTGAAAGCGGATAATCCTCGCTTCGATGCGGCTCTCTTCGCTTGTGCATGCACGCTGGAGGCTCTGTGATGATCGACTACGAATACTGCCGGGCTCGCCGCCGCTGGCACAGAGCTCGCCGCTGGCAAACGTTGGCTGGACTCTCAGTGTGTGCCTGTCTCTCTGGCCTGATCGCTTGGCTTTTCATCACACGCTTCTAAGAACGAGGACTAACCCATGCTCTCCGTCACCATCCAACGCCCGTGTGGCGCTGTTGAATCCATCCTCACCACCAAGTTTACCGAGGCTAACGCCGCCTATTGGGCGGCTGTCGCCTTCGCTCCGGCTGGCACGGAGGTGGAAGCGTCAGGCTTCATCCCGCGTCGATCCAATCCCTATCGTTCGTTCAGCTATGGCAAGCGCGAGTCTGCCATGCACGCCAAGCACGAGGCCGTCGTTCCTAAGAACGCACGGATGGTCCGTGCGTAAGGCTGGCTGGCGCGCCTTCCCACCTCGCGTTGTCACAGAGGACAGCACTGACCTCATGCCTTTGTATATCGGATGGGAGTCGCCTAGAGGCACCGTACTCACACTGTCTGAAATATGGGTGTGTTCAAATGCGGTGCAAATGCGATGGCACGGTGCGCGAAAAGGTCTCTACACCTGCATCACAGGCACTTGGGTCACTTGCTTTCCAGACCCCTACGAAAGGCTGTTGGAAGCAGGCTATGCCCCATTGACACAGGGTATGCTTTGCGCTGACAATTGCGCCCCTCTGATGGAGATTCTATACCACGACCACGAAAGGCTGCTTGCCGACCTCGACCGTTTCTAACTCACCGTTTCATTCCTAAGAACGAGGAATCATCCATGTCCACGAATCCCGTATTCAACTTCGCCGTCTCCGAACAGGCTGGCGCTGACGCATGGGGAACCATGCTCCACGAAACCACCGCTCACTCCGCACACCGTGACGAAAACTCTTTCGGTCGCCTCACTGCTGGCTGGGAAGAAGACTACAAACAGGACACTGGCTCGGCCACCATGCCCGGCGCATACCGCAGTGCCAAGTCTGTGCTTAAGAACGCCATCAAGGCAGGCATCCCGCTGCTGGATGGTGATGGTTCGCCGCGTGGCAAGACCGCCATTGAGAAGGACATCAAGGCTGCGAAGGACGCAGCCAAGGACGAGAAGGCTCCCGCCGAGAAGGCTCTCATCATGGCTAAGGCTTTGGTGTTGTTCTGCGAGAAGCACGGGCTTTCCTATACAGACGCTATTGACAGCGTACTGAAAGGTGAGTAAGCTTGCTTTGCTTTAAGAGCTATAGCTCTTTTGTTATAGCTCTTATTGTTTCTATATCTTAATCACTCTTCTAATCACTAATACAGGATACTGTTATGTCCAAGATGACCAGCGCCACCATCGAAGCTCTCCGCAAAGCTGCCGAGGAAATGGTGAAGGCGGGTGGTTCGACGGCGACTCCCACTGCTCCCGACCTGTCCGCTCCGCCTGCTCCGCTCAAGGCTGCAACCACGGAATGGCCCGACGTTCTTAAGCACATGGCTGGCGTGCCCTATAGCACGCTGTTCCCCGAGTGGTGGGACGCTTCCCTTGGTTCGGACTTCAACGTGCCCATGCCGAGCGCAGGCTACGAGTATCCGACTTGGATGCTGGGCCATATCCCCGACAGCAGCGACTACGTTTCCGATGCTCGCCTCATCTACAACTTCGTGCTTGCCTATGCCCGGGGTTCTGTCACCCATGTGGTCGGCCATCCCGGTACGGGCAAGAGCGAAGGCTTGCCCAAGCTGCTGGCCTCTCGCCTCAAGATGCCGCTGTTTCGCATGGCCCTGAACAAGAAGGGTATGATGTTCGATGAATTGATTGGTCGTGAGTCCATCGTCCACAAGGACGGGCACACCATCACCGAGCACAAGGACGGATTGCTTGTCAAGGTGGTGCAGCATCCGACGCTGGTGTTGCTTGATGAGTTTGCCCGCGCCAACATGGAGATTCAGTCGGGCTGCATGTCCCTGATGGAGCGTGGCGGTAAGCTGATCGTGGAGAACCGAACCGATCCCGTCGTCCCTAAGAACGCTGGTTGCTGGGTGTTTGCCAGTGACAATGTGAAGGGATTGGGCGATGCGTCCGACCGCATGGTGGGCACGGAGCTTGTCGATGGTGCAGTGCTCGACCGCTTCGATGTGACGATTGAGGTGGATTATCTGGCGCAGGATGCGTTGGTCAGGCTGATTGACCAGTGGGTGCCGGGTATTCCCCACGCCCACAAGCTGGCTCAGTTTGCTGGGCTGGTGCAGCAGAGCTACAAGAAGGGTAATCTGCCCCTGTCCCTTTCCCCCCGTGGCATCCGTGCCATCGCTGAATATGCCTGCATCTACCGTGACTATGCCGCAGCTATCAAGCTGGTGTATTCTTGCAAGCTGGCCGAGGAAGCAGACATCGCCTGTGTTGGCGAGCACTACCGCACTGTGTTTGGAAAGCCGCTGTGATCCTCACACATCCTGTTCTTAGGAGCGAGTTAGCTATGCGTAACACTCACGCCATGATGGACGGCATCCGCAAGTTTGTCCTGTCGGGTGCTCTGCCTGCCATCAAGAACGTCCGCTTCCACGCTGACGATGCCGCCTTCACTGACGGCTCCACCATCCACCTGCCTATCCCCAATGCTCTGGGCAGTGACGAAGACCATACGCTGTGGCTGTACAAGGCAGAGCATGAGCTTGGTCACGAAGACCCTGTGAATAGCACGCCGCATTGGAAGGCCGTCATGGACAGTAACAAGCCTCGCATTGACAGCACCGTCAAGCAAGTGTGGAACCTGTTGTCTGACCATGTTCAGGAGCGTAATCGTGTGGGCCTGTACGCTGGGCGTGATGCGGTGCTGCGAGAGGGGCGTGCCCTGTTCATCCATCGCCAGCTTGCCAAGGAGGGCAGGTTCCCTGACTCTGTGTTCGGTGCCTTGTTTCAGTGGGACAACGCTGCTCGCATGGCATGGAATCCCCTGCTCACTAGCCGCTTCGACAATCCTGCCAACGACGAGGTGATTGCCAAGGCTACTGCACTCGTAGACATCGCCGCTCTTAGGAACGAGGACGATTGCCTTGAGGCTGCGATCAAGCTTCGCTCCCTGTTCCCCGAAGAACCGAGCAAGGAAGAGGAACAGACTGTCAAGGCTCTGGCTGTGTCCAACCATGGGGGTGAGCCGGAAGACAGCGATCCTTCCAACACACCTGCCAAGGGTGGGTATGGTGGGCCGGAGTTCTATCAGGCACGCCAGCCCAAGTGGTTCAAGCTTGATAAAATGGAAAGACACTGCCGCTATGCCGACATGATTGGTGACACGCTTGGCCGTAACAATCTACCCGCCAAGCTGAAGGCATGGCTTGTGGGCAAGCGTGCTGTCCGTGAAGCTACGGGCTATCGCTCTGGTCGTCTGGACTGCGCCCGCCTTGGCGATGTTCTTAGGAATCGTGACGATGTGTTCCGTCGTCGTGAGGAAACGCGGGCTGTCAACGCTGCTGTGTTCCTGCTGGTGGATGGCAGTGGTAGCATGGCAGGCACTCGCTACGCTACGGCTGCGGCTGCTGCCATGATGATGTGCGATGCCCTGTCTGCGGTCAAGGCTAGTGTCCGTGTTGAAGCCTTCACTGAGATTTATGACGACGAGGAAGGAAACTCCGCCCTGACGCATGGGCTGTGGAAGGATTGGGATGAGCGTACCGCCATGCCCCGCATGATTAAGCGTGCATCCCAGCAGGGCCGCAAGCTTGCGAACAACAGCGACGGTGAGTCTATCATGTGGGCCTATCATTGCCTGCGCCAGCGCAAGGCAGACAAGAAGCTGCTGATTGTCCTGTCGGATGGTAGTCCTGCGGCACATGGTCCTGCCTCTGGCGGTGATGTGGAGGCCTTCACTCGCCATGCCATCAAGCTTGTCGAGGCAGACAAGAGTGTGAAGCTTGTGGGTGTTGGTATTGACGGCGAGGAATGCAAGATGTATTCTCGCCGCACGATGGTGAATAGCAGCGATGGTAGCTTGGAGCGCACGCTTCTCGACATCGCCCGATCTGTCTACGAATAAGGAGAAGATGATGAGTGTTTCTAAGAACAACTTGGATCAAGCGATTGCCCCAGCCCAGCAGCCCGCGCAGCCTCGCGTCGAACGCTACGGCGACGGCGTGCTGGTTCACTGGCCCGAGGGGATGGAGCAGTACGTTCCGGTGGGCGACTGCGTGACGGGCAATATCGCCCCGCCCGCCGCTGCGGTGCCGGAGGTGCTTTGCACTCGCTGTGGCCACCCGACGATGCACATGGGGTCGATGTGCTACGGCTGCACGCAGGCCGCCATGCTTGCGGCCAACAAGGAGAACACCAATGGCTAATTTCCGCGTCGAGTACGACAACGACACCGGACCGAACGATGAAGGTTTTTTCGAGTATTGGTCGGTAACAAACGACGAGCTTTCGTTCCGCGTTGATTCGTCGCAACAAGATGCCGACTGGCTTGCCGGAGTGCTGAACGCCCAAGCCCCGCCCGCTGCTGCGGTGCCGGAGGGCTACGCGCTGGTGCCGGTGACTGACCTTGAGTCGCTGGCTTTCACGGATTTTGGCCGGGCGTTCTGGACTGACGGGGCAGAGGCGGCTGCGCTGCGTATCCGCTCAATGCTCGCCGCCGCCGAGCGGGAGGGGAAGTGAAGACATGAAATGCAAATGCTGTAACGCAGACTACGACCCCCACTGGCGCACGATAAAGGAGACAGGAGAACGTGTGCTTGAAGACCTATGTGTAACGTGCCGACGATGGGTGTATGTCAAGGCACGCCAGCTAGACGATGATGTTCAGTCCGATCTGCAAGCGTTCTTAGGAATACGCCATGCCAAGCTGGATGAGGGATGAGGAGTTTGTACCGCACGCACCAAGCCATGTAGGTAAGGTGAGACACAACCACGAAAGCCCCGACTGCGCTGGTGGCCGGGACTCCATGACAATTGAGAGGCTATCTGATGGAAGCGTTCGCGCCTATTGCTTTCGCTGTTCTGCTCGCGGGTATCGGAGTGCTGTACTACACCGTCCACCGTCTTACGCAGCGCGTTACGCAAGCCGAGACGGTGGTGGGGCTGTGTCTCATGGCTCTGGCGGACATGCAGGGAGGACGACAGGCTTCTGTCCAAGTGATTCGACAGGACGCTGGGCCGACTACCCGGCACTAGCCCAACGCTGGCTGCTGTCTGGCGGAATGGATGCAACACTCTGTTCCAAGTATGGGATTGTGTGGAGCGACAGGGCTGACGCCCTGTTCCTCCCCGTTCTTAGGAACGGAGAGAGCGCAGGCTACGTCATGCGTAAGCTGTCTCCCAAAACCTACCGCCCACTAACGTCGGACTTCCCACGATTCTTTGGATGGATGCGGGACGGCACAAGCAAGGTGGTGGTTGTTGAGGACATTCTTTCGTGCTATCGTGTACACGAAGCAGGCTTCGATGCTATAGCCCTCATGGGTACGGAGATTAAAGACAGCGTGATTGACGCTGTTAGGGAGGGGCGCTATGGCGCAGCCGTCATCTTCCTTGACGCTGACAATCCGACTGTCCGAATGAAAGCACGCCGCATTGCAAAGCGCCTGCCATTCGTACACACCCGTGTACTAGAGACAGGTAAAGACCCTAAGCGTCACACGGAGGAAGAACTTAAGTGTCTATTGACCTAGATGTACTCGCCACATTTGGCGACCGAGACACACACCAACGATTCAGTAAGTTTGTTCGCCCCTCTTCGCTGGGTGAGGAAGCACACACCATCTTCAAGGCAATGGAGGAGTGGTATAAGCACAACCATAACCCCGTCATGGACTGGACTAAGTTTGGCCCGTGGTTCCTGTTGGTGAAGCACCCTAAGCTGAGCGAAGAGAAGGCACGCATCTACCGGGGCATGTTCACCGACCTTGCTGGCTGGCCTGCCATGCATGGCTTGCCCGAGGTGGTGGATGGTTTGATTGGGCGTGACTACGCAGCACAGGCTGGTGAACTGCTGCTCAAGATTGCTGACGGAGATAGCCCTGTCACTGATCTGGACAAGGCTGTTGACATCATCGACGCCTATCGTGCCACCAAGGGCAAGCTTGCCAAGCTGGAAGACTCCATCGTTTCATGTGACATTGCATCCGTTCTTAAGGACACCGTGAGTGGTGGCTACAATTGGCGACTGGATTGTTTGAACGATGCCATTGGGCCTGTGCGACAGGGGGACTTCATCGTGGTTGGTACACGACCCGACACCGGCAAGACAACATTCCTCGCTGCTGAGAGTACGTTCATTGCCGGGCAGCTTCCGCCTGACCGGCCTGTGCTGTGGCTCAACAACGAAGAGGCAGGCAAGAAAGTGTTGCGCCGCATTGTGCAGGCAGCTATTGGCTGGCCCACTAGCAGGCTTGAGGCTGACCCTGCTGGTGCTACGGCTGAGTATCACAAGCTGTACGGCAGGGATGACAAGGTTCTGGTGTATGACAATGCGTTCATCAGCACCCGTGACGTTGAAGCCCTGTGTAAGAAATACAATCCCGGCCTCATCATCTTCGACCAGCTTTGGAAGGTGAAGGGATTTAACGATGAGAACGAAGTGACGCGCCTCACCATGCTGTTCAATTGGGGGAGAGAGATTGCCAAGGCTTACGCCCCTGTCATCACCGTGCATCAGGCAGACGGCACTGCCGAAGGCGCACAGTGGATTGATATGTCCCAGCTTTACATGTCGAAGACGGGTATCCAAGGCGAGGCCGACGCCATCATCACCATCGGACGACAGCCTGACAAGGGCAACGCCCGCTTCATGTACATTCCTAAGAACAAGATGACGGGTAACGTTCCGTCATTGCGTAACGGGAAGTTTGAGATTGAGATTGTCCCTGACATTGCACGATTCAAGGAACCAACATGAGTACGAAGCCTGTTGAAAAGACAGCGAAAGAGCGATTGGAAAATAGGTACGAAGACTTGGTGACTGGCGTTAAGATTTGGCACTACGGCCCGGACGATGCCGTGTTCACTACGACGGATGGTGCTGGGAGTCGTCCATTCTCATCGCCTAAGGCGAAGATACGCAGCCCTCTGGAACTGCTGCGCGACTACTCTAACGCGTGGGCTGAGCATGGTGTGTCCCCGCCTGACTTGGTGTTTCAGACACGAGAAGAGGGACTTGGTTTCTACTATGCTTGTATCAAGTCTGCTGCTGCTGCTGAGTACACCCCGCACAGCGTGGACTCCGCTAATGGCATGTGCATTGCCCGAGTGATGGGTGTTAACTTGATCTGGCCGGAGAAATAACATGAACGACGATCCTAAGAACATCGAAGAGCTTGCTCGCCTCCTGTGCGAAGCACGTTGGGGGGATGGTGCTTGGCTAGGTAGCGGAGTGAATCGTAGCTATTGGCGTAGACAAGCGAAGCAAGCTATTGCTAAACTCCAACAGGAATTTAAAGAGCGGGAGATTGTGTAATGACCCCTGTCGTTATTGATTTGGAAACGACAATCCGTGGAGGCAAGGAACATGGAGCCTCCCCCTATTGGCCTGAGAATCAGCTTGTTGCTATCGGCACCTACGATGACGTTGGATACACTCATTGGTACTACGGCAGTGGAGGCACGCCCATCGTCCCCGACACGGTGAGTTGGTGGTGGAGTGCTGGTTCACACACCGACAAGACGGGTGGGACGGTGTTGCTCATCGGTCACAACATCGGCTTTGACTTGAAGTGGCTGCTTAAGACGGGAGCTATCAAGCTGGAAGACCTGAAGCGCATCCGCATTTGGGACACGCAACAGGCAGAGTATTTGCTGAGTGGGCAGTCACATCTGTATCCCAGCCTTGACGATTGCTGCAAGGAAGTCGGGTTGCCCTTGAAGGACGACAAGATCAAGGAGTATTGGGAGGCTGGCGTTGATACGTTCGATATTCCTAAGAACGAACTACTCGATTATCTCAAGCAGGACGTAAGCAACACTTGGGAACTCTATCGCTATCAAATGGAAATCTTCCGTGAGTTGCCTGAGCTCCTTACTCTGGCGCAGATCAAGATGGAAGACATCCTCTTCACCACGTTGATGGAACATCACGGCATGGCGTTCGACTTGTCCAAGGCAGACGAACATCGTGTTGAGTTGGAGAAGTTGGTGGCAGAGGTAGAGTCGCTTTGGGCAAACGAGATTAATGGATTGCACGCTGCTGGCACCATCCCCGAAGCGTGGCGTCCATCCATCACCAGTGGCAGGGACGTGGGCATCCTGCTGTTTGGGGGTGACGCTAAGTGGGAAGAGGAAGAACTAACAGGCGAAGTGTTCAAGACTGGCGCACGCAAGGGCCAGCCCAAGACCCGCAAGGTGGAGCGCAGCGCAGTGGTTGTCCCCTCCAGTGTCGCCGTGGCAGGGCAGGCCAACAAGACAGGCTGGAAGACGGACGATGAAATCTTGCAGGCCGTCATGGAAAAGCACATCAGCGCATGGCCGGCCCATTACATCGCCAAGCTTGTGCTGGAACATCGCGCCTACACCAAGGAACTCAGCACATACATCACGGGCTATAGCAGCATGGTGAGTCCGGGTGATATGATGATTCATCCCTCTATCAACCATTGTTCCACTGCTACAGGCCGACAGAGTTGCACCAAGCCCAACCTTCAGAATGTGTCCGGGGTGGAGAACTAAAATGAAGTACAAAGACAAATACGAAAAGTGCAAAGACAAATACGAAAGCGAGCGTTTCGTTCTTAGTCACACCAGCCCAGCGGTGCTTATGGGTGGCTATATCCGAGACATGATTCTGGATCGTCCGTGGAAGGACATTGATTTGTTCCACTGTGTCCATCCTGACGAAATCAAAGCCTACTCTAGTGGGGCACGCTTCGACCTGTTTTGGTACAAGGACGGCAAGGGCACCCGCACTAGGTGGACGGCTGTGAGCAAGGCCGAATATGAGTCGGACTTCTGCGTGATGCAATGCGAAGTCCTGCCCGGAGTGCAGCTTATTCTGTTCAGCAAGGGCTACCATAAGCTGGTAAATAACTACGGGATGTGCCTAAACCACATGAGCCATCGCTTCCCTTGCACGCTCAGTATGGCGGCGATGGATTTGGAAGTGGCTCCTGCGGGACGTTGGTTCTATCTTTCCGATGCGTTTGAGGGGGCATTGCGCGAACAGGTGTTGGAGTTTAGCGTAGACTGTCCGCAAGAATATCGTGATCGCATGGCCTCTTACTTCCCCGACTTCACCATCAAGCCCGACTCCCCCTACTTCTGAGGCTCCCATGTCCCGCATCAAATCGTGTTTCCGTAGTCGCTTCCCTAGCGGTGTGTTGCTGGAGGTAGACTTCTCGCAGCTTGAAGTGGTGGGTGTGGCGCTGCTGTCCAGCGATCCTGTTCTTAAGGACGACATTCGCTCTGGCCGTGACATGCATCGCCGCCGTGCTGCTCAATTGTTCGGCATCAGTGAGGCGGCGGTCACCAAGGAGCAACGGCAGATTGCCAAGGGACTGAGCTTCCAGCTTCAGTATGGCGCTGGTGCTAAGAGCATGGCTGCAAAGAACGGCATTGCCGAAGAGCTTGCATCCAAGTTCATTAAGCAATACTATGACCGCTACGCCTCGCTGCAAGCGTGGCAGAACGACAACATCAAGGCTGTAGCTGCGAGCCGTGTAGCCACCAAGGAGAGGACGAAGCTGGGCGAGCCGCGAGGCAAGGGGCTGTTGGTGACAGACACAGGGCGCATGTACACGTTCATGGAAGAGGACGCCCCTGAGTGGATGAGGAAGCCGAAGGGTGCGTGGCGACCAGCTACGGCAGTGTCTTTTTCCCCTACTCAGATCAAGAACTACCCCTCGCAAGGCTTTGCGACAGGTGATGTGATGGCCCTGTTCCGTGCTATGCTGATGGAGAAGTATCGCAAACATCCTAGCTACTTTGACGTAGCTGTGCCTGTTATGACCATCCACGACAGCGTGATGTTCGACTGCGAAAAGTATGCGGCAACGTCAACATTGGAGTTGTGCAAGACCTTGGCAGATTCCTTGCCTGAGAAAATCGAATCCCTATGGGGGATTCGTTGTGACCTTCCCTTCAAAGTGGAAGGCAAGTGTGGTGAAACGTGGGCTGACATGAAGCCTCTTAGCTAAACATTCTTAAGAACGAAAGGAACTAGACATGAGCTTTGTTAATGGTGTTGTCGAATCTCTGGCCCGCACTGGCAAGTCGATCAAGGTGGGTGGTGAGTGGTATGGTGCTTTCAGTCCAGCTTCGCTGGGCGGGTGCAAGGTGGGGGACACGGTGAGCTTTGCTTGGGCTCCGTCGAAGGACGGCCAGTACAAGAACATCAAAGGCTCTGTGAGCGTCGTTGGTGGTGGGGTCGCTACCCCTGCCGCAATCGAGGGCTCCGCGCCCCGTAGTGCCCCGTCTGGTGGCTCCTATGGCCGTTCGATTGCCTTCCCCCTCCCCCCGCTGGATGGTCAGCGCGTCATTGTCCGACAGAACGCGCTTGGTCATGCGACGAAGGTGGTGGCGGAAGTGTTGTACAAGATGGACGAAGAGCCGATGGATGATGCCGCGTTTGCATCCCGCATCATCGACCTCGCCCGTCAGTTTGAAGCGTATGTGGCTGGCGACCTTGACCTTGAACTCGCCAAGGAAGCGTAATGAAAACAGTCGCAGCTATTGACGGTGACATCCTGTGCTACGAGTGCGGATTTGCGTCGGACGCTGCGGCTAAGGCGAACGGCATGAGCCGTGAGCCCCTTGGCTTCTGTTTGGCTGGCGTCCGCATGAAGATAGATGCCATTCTTAAGAACACAGGAGCCGAGGATTATGTGGTGATGCTCACGGGAAAGCCCGCTACAGGCGGGCCTCCCATGCGGGAGGTGTTGTTCCCTGACTACAAGAAGAACAGGGACGCATCACATAAGCCACAGTGGTACAACGAGATGCGTTCCTACCTACTCACCAAGCATCCAAGCTTTGAATGTACGGATGGACTAGAGGCAGACGATTGGCTTGGCATCTACTCTTGGAAGAACTCTACTAGTGATAAGAGAGTAGTGATTGCTTCTAAAGATAAAGACCTAGATATGATTGCTGGACTTCATTACAATTGGAGTAAGAGCAAAGAGCATCTAGGTGTATATGAAATCACAGCAATGGAAGGACTGCGTTGGTTCTACACGCAGATGTTGACAGGGGATGCAACAGACAACATCCCCGGCATCTACAAGCTGTTTGGTAGGAAGGCAACACGCAAAGTTCTTAGTCCCATCGAAGAGCTTGACACCATCGATGAACTAGCGGAGTATGTTCTTAGCCAGTACGACAACAACCTTGAGTTGTTTCTTAAGAACGGAGAGTTGTTGTGGATTCGTACTGACCCCCACGAAGGCTTCACTGAGTATTACAACGACATGCGCCGGTAGTTGAATAGGAAACAACAGCGACCTTCTAAGTCGCAAGGTGTAGGTTCGACTCCTACCCGGCGCGCCATACGCTGCCTTAGCTCAGTTGGTAGAGCACTTGCCTTGTAAGCAATAGGTCACAGGTTCGAGTCCTGTAGGCAGCACCATGCGGAGGACATAAGAATGCGCTGGCGCAGGCAATGGTTTGTTTGGAAGTGTTACCCATACCCCTATCATAAGACTCTTTACGTGCGCATGCTTTGGTTCGCATGGCACTTTCGATGGGGTAAACAAGACTACCCTAATAATGCTTATTGGCGACGCTCTTTCTTTTTTGGTGTGCTTCCCTTCTGCATGTGGGGCAAGAGGTACAAGTAATGTATTACGTCTACGTCAACCGACTGTTCCACGAAATGTTCCAAGAGTACAAACGAGCGGAGGACTACTGCCTCCTGAATGCGGAGAGATATGGCTGGAAAGAATGGCACATCCAAGGCGAGAGGAAGCAAATCATCCGTTCCTCCAAAGAAACGGACAAGAACCCCTGACTATCCCGAATGGCCGGAGTGGAGCGAAGCAAAGTTCTGGTCATTCATTCGGTCGGGATTGAGAAGTAAGTGGCAACGCTGGCCTGCTAAGTGGGCAGCGTTGAGTGCAGCAAAGGAAGGGAAAGAACACCGTTGTGCTTCATGCAACATGCTGTTCAAACAGAAGCATGTGCAAGTGGATCACATCATCCCTGCGGGGAGTCTTAGGAACGCAGATGATGTAGCAGGCTTTGTTACACGCCTGTTCGTTGGCCCTGACAAGCTGCGTGTGTTGTGCGTACCCTGTCACAAGACTGTTACTAAGGCACATAGGGATGAAAGTTCTTAACATTTCATTGGGGGACACGCATGAGCCCTTGCAATTTTAAGTTTGGTCGAGAGCAGACGGTGAAGATCGTTGCTATCGGAGAGAAAGGCGTCATTGACGCTCGGCGCGACATGACCGGAGCGCACGAATACCTCGTCGTCTACTGGATCGACGGGCAGCGCCGATGCGAGTGGATGAGCGAGTGGGAGATTGCGGAATGAGAATCTTGTTGCTTGATTGTGAAACTGCACCGAACACAGCGTTTGTTTGGGGAATGTATAAACAGAATGTGAGTGTTAGTCAACTCACCGACAGCAGCTTTGTCATGTGCTGGGCAGCTAAATGGCTAGGCGACGACGCCATCATGTACGCTGATTTCCGTGGCGGTAAGAAGAAGATGCTGCGGGAAGTACATGCGCTGCTGAGCAAGGCCGACGCAGTGGTTCATTACAACGGACGCCGCTTCGACATCCCCACCTTGAACAAGGAATTCCTTGAGCAAGGCATGAAGCCCCCGGCTGGGTATAAGCAGATTGATTTGCTGGACACAGCCAAGAAAGAGTTTCGGTTCCCGAGTAACAAGCTTGAGTATGTGGCCCGTGCATTGAAGCTTGAGGGCAAGCGCAAGCATGAAGGCTTTGAGCTTTGGGTGAAGTGCATGGCGAAGGACGCTGAAGCTTGGGCCATCATGGAGGACTACAACAAGCAGGACGTTGTTGTTCTTGAGAACGTGTACGAACACTTCCTGCCTTGGATCAAAGGCCACCCCAACGTAGCCCTCCACGAATCCATTGATGGACATAGCTGCCCCAAATGTGGATCAGACAACGTGCAGAAGAGGGGTTTCTCTTTCACCAGCGTGTCGAAGTACCAGCGTTACCAATGTGGAGACTGTGGATCGTGGAGCCGTGAGCGTTACAGGCAGAAGAGCACACGGGAAATGCTGACAGAGGCAATCGAATGACAACGTTCAAGGACAGACTGGCGGAGCTAATCCACAGAGCCGATGAGATTTACGATCCTGATTATGTCGTGGATGTTCTAGGCTTGACTACAAAGGAAATCCTAGAAGCATTCCCCGCTAGATTCTGGCAGATGCGGGAAGAGTTTGATGCAATCTTTGGCCCAATGGACGAGGATCGGTGATGCGTGAAGTAGACCAATACCAACTGTGGACACGAGAGACAGCGAGGTATCCAAGTGAAATCTACGCAGTGTTGGGGCTGGCGGAAGAGGCTGGCGAAGTGGCAGGCAAGTATGCGAAGTATGTACGCGATGGTTGGACAGAGGACAAGCTTCGCATGGCTCTACTGGCTGAGCTTGGCGATGTTGTTTGGATGGTTGCTCGTGTCGCTGACGATCACGGCATTCTCTTCTCTGAAATTGTAGACAACAATCAAACCAAGCTGCGCTCCCGTGTTGCTAGGAACACGATTAATGGAGAGGGCGATGATCGCTAACGCTGTTGAGTTCAAGACCAGCGAAGAGTGTTTGCTTAAGCTTGTTGCCCACACGATGATGGTGGACTATGACGATCCCGACTTGCCAGCTAAACAATCCGCTGCTTGGTTGCCTGTTTCTGCGGCACGCGCTAGTTTCGGAAAGGAAAACCGTACCGGAAATGATAGAGGCGCTGACACCAAGCTTATGTTCTTCCTGTCGAGAGAAGGTCACACAAGCGTCTTTGAACACCAATCCGCCACCTTCCTGATTGAATGCCCGCTGTTCATCCGCTCTCAAATCATGAGACACCGGACGTTCAGCTACAACGAAATCAGCAGGCGCTACACCAGCGAACAGATAGGATTCTGGATTCCCCATGATCTACGGAAGCAAGACCCTAAAGCCAAGCAGTGTAGTAGTGGTGAGCGACTTGCCGATGGGCTTGCCCGCCTCGCGCTTGACGACTATCGTAGACACATTGACGCAGCCGTTGGTGTTTACAACAATCTACTTTCTGATGGTGTTGCTAGAGAAATAGCTCGCGCTGTCCTCCCTCAGAGTTTGCTCACACGCTTTTACATGACAGGCAATCTTAGGAACTGGGCGCATTTCCTGAAGCTTAGACTTGACAGCCATGCACAGCCTGAGGTACAAATAATTGCACAGCGAATCGAAGCAGGGCTTCGCAAGCTATGGCCCCTTCCGATGGACGCATTGATGGAGACAACACATGCGATTGACTAAAGCCCGCATCATCACCGACCACAACAACCGATATAGCCCGATCCGTAAGCTGCGTGGTGGAGCCGACACCTACTTCATCCACTACACCATGGAAGGTCTTGGGCTGGCCTTCACGCTGAAAGAGTTTGACGCTGCTGCTGAACGCTTCGCCAAGCTGGACGAAGGCGACACCAACTTCCCCCATCGCTGGACGTTCCTGCGCTGGATCACCAATCTCTTCAATTAAGGAATGAACATGGAAACGAATGACGCTCCTAAGAGCAATCGTGGTCGCAAGCCTAGCAAGTGGCAGTACGTCTGGCAGAGCCGCGACTCCGAAACACACGAGGGTACCGCCATCGCCATCCATGGTGTGGACGACGGGGAGAATATAGTTTGGTTTGGCACTGCCAAGAAAGCCAAGGCTGCCCTTGCCTATGCCCGAGCCTTTGGCTTCATCCCGGACGAAGTACGTGTCCGCAACTACTGATAACGTGAACGCCCCTAGCCATTACACGGCTGGGGGCATTGAGACGATTGACTATTTGAGGGCCAAGCTAGGCCCTCTTCCTTTCTTGGGGTATTGCATGGGCAACGTTATCAAATACGTTTCCCGCTACCAATGGAAGAATGGTCTGGAAGATTTGAAGAAGGCTCAGGTGTATCTTGGCTGGGCCATTGAAGCTATGGAGGAAATGAATGCAGAGCCTACCAACTGATTTCCAAAACCTGATTGCTGCGTCCCGCTACGCACGATGGGACGAAGAGAAGGGCCGTCGAGAACTGTGGCCCGAAACTGTGGAACGCTACATGAAACACGTGGTTGGGCGCGTTGATTTGGATGAGGCTACGGAAGACGCCCTTAAGAACGCCATCCTGAATCTGGAAGTGATGCCGTCCATGCGGGCGCTGATGACGGCAGGTGAAGCCCTTGAGCGTGACAACATGGCAGGCTACAACTGTAGCTTTGTTGCCATTGACCATCCCCGTGCGTTCGATGAAATCCTGTACATCCTGACATGCGGTACAGGCGTAGGGTTCTCCTGCGAATCCAAGTATGTCAATCAACTGCCCTTAGTGGCGGAGAGT